AAGTGTGTGTTTAGCCCCCTGTGATGGGTTAAATGTTGTCTAATTTGGTTAAGCCAAGCGTTAAGTTATCGGTTAATTCTTTAGCGTTAAATTTGGCTATTTCTACCCATTCAGATACTTTTTTTACAACAGGTTTACTTTTCGTACCTAAGTCAATCAGGCTGTCACGTGTAATGCATTTAACCCATAATGGATGCGAATTTTCAGGTCTAAAGGTACTAAAGTAATGCTTTTCTAATTTGCTATTAACCGTAAAATAGTGCAAGCATTGATGTATATTGTCGGTTGGTATTTCTTTATTATATACCGTTGCAATATGCTTTTTATTAGACGGTGCTTTACCCTCCCAACTTACTGTTAAATCTTCGGTTATTCCATCCACGCTTATACCTAATAATGGTACGCTTTCAGATTGCAACCATCCTGGAACTAAGAATTTATATCCTGTGTACTTTTCAATTTCTGTGCGGTGCATAGGCTCTAACTCAATACCTCTTTGCATATCACCTGAAATATAATCATCCTCGGACATTTCAAATTCTTCGGTACTTTCTGCTAATAGTTGGTATAAAAGGGTGTCCGATAGGACGAACAACCCTTTACTTGACGAACCGCCAATTTTACCCCATTTCATGCGATGCCATGCTTCGCTACCCTGCACTAAATCCCAATGTACTATCATTTAGGCAATTCTCCTTTCAACTTTTCTTTAAAGGCTAAAACAGTTGGCAATTTCTTTTCATCAGCGCTTAAAGCCGTCCACATTTCGCCTAATTCAGCTAGGTTAGTAGCCTTGTTAAGCGCCAATAATGCGGATGTGTCAGTTACCTGTGCAGGTGGGTAATAATGTTTAAACCTTGCTACATGACCAAATCTTTTATCTGCCTGTGCAAATAATACAATCGGTTTACCGTACCAATCTTCAATAAAATCACTGCCAAACTCTTTAGCAAATGTTTTAGCGTTTGATACGTTAAGAATAACAGGCTTATAAATTACCTGATTGTTAGACAAGTCCTTTAACCATAGCGAGGTTTTAGTAACCTCTTTTTGTTGTGACTGATCAAAGGTTGGTGCATCTTTCATTTCATGCACACATACTACCATTTCGGGGCGTAACCCGTGTAGTGAGTTTTTAAGGTCTTCACCTGACACGTAGCGAGGATCTAAATTTTTACGCCAGTGGGTCTTAGTTGTTTCCATTTTTGATTAATTTATTTATAAAAATTGTTTAAATTCTTCTATAAGTGTTTGCATCATTACGATGTTAGTAGTCGGCATATTATTCTTTTTGCCATATTCAATCTTTTTAATTAGATGGTCAATACATTGTTGAGTGCCATTATCTGATTGTGTGGCTTCAGTAAGTATTATGGCTTTTTGTTTGGGTTTAATCAGACCGTCCAAAATATCCATAAAATCAGTTAGTAAATCATACTCAAACCACTTACCATTGCTTAGCCCGTACTTTTTCTTTTTGCCCCAATAAACCGTTACAACCAAGTTATCTAAATAGATATTTGCGCCATAGTCGCTAATTGGCGTGATATTAAGTTCGCTAAACCTTTCCGTTAATTTAGCTAAGCATAGTTCGTTAACATCTTTCCTCATATTCCCTTTTATAAAAGTTAAAAGCCGTTGGGGGTTAAACAAGAACGTCCTCGATGATTGATTTTTTAGGGCTGATACGTTCACGTAATTTAGTTAAACATTCATTAGGGGTTTTTGCATCATGCAACCCATACCCATCAACATAACACGAGAATTTATATTCACGGGTTTTATCAATGAAATGGCGCATTTGTATATCTACACCATAATAAGTTTTACCTGCCTTTAATGCAATCTTCTCTACCTCTTTGGCAAATTCTGCCATGCTAATTACTTTAGTTGTTTTCATATTTTTTGGTTTTTATTGTGTTTTTAATTTAGCTAAGTCAGCCTCCATTTTAACAATTCTACGGGCCTTAATATCTTCACGGTTTAACTCATAATACTTATTAAGTATATTCTTATAGGCATTAAAAATACCCGCAGCGTTAGGTAAATCCCAATATAGATTATGGTTCATCGTATCTGAATATTTAGGATTATAAGACCTTAATTCGTCCCAAAATTGTTTAAATAATTCAGTAGGGTAATCTTCGCCAAAAATATATGCGCCAGCTGGAAAACTAATAAACAATAATAATTCATTCTTTGGCTGTCCTTTTACATCGGGCCATGATATTGTACGATTATGTTTTTCGCCAAATATAGCAATATGAAAAACGTCGCTAGCTTTAAAGTACGTAGTTGAATTAACTTTTTTAGGGTCAATATTCAATCCGTAAACATCCCTTAATTGTAAACCGAATAAGTGACAGTCTGCCTTGCGTTGTAATTCATCAACATCAAAAACTATATTGTCTTTATGCTTTTTAATCATTTTTAAAATGGCATCGTAATCTTCTTTTTTCATAATATATAATATAAGGTGTGTTTATTCCCCTTCCCCCTCCACTCCATTGCTTCGGGGGTGAAACAAAAGTAATATATCCAAACCATATATGCAAGCTATTTAGTATTTATTTTAAATTTAATTAATCTTTATACTTAATTTAAAGAATATTTACTGTAAACGTAAAATAAATTTGTTTTATAACTTTATAATGCTTTACTTTGGGGTATGGAAAAAATAAAACGCAAAACTAAGTGGTCTTTACACTCCTTTAATATAGGCGACGAAAAGACAATTAAAAAATATGAGTTGCCTAATTTCAGGTCGTCTCTATCTGTTTGGAATAAATCAAATCCTAAAATTGAATATGATTATTTGGATTTGGCAAATGACATGGTAAAGGTTTGGAGGACGGCATGATGAAAGACTATAAGGTGTATTGTATATATTGCCCTGAAACAAGGAAGCCTAAATATGTAGGTAGTACTAATAATTTAGATGCAAGGATTGCACAGCACATGAGTAGCCCACATAGCGAAGCTATACATAATTTTATGCACGGACTAAAGGCAAAAAATAAAAAGCCAGTTGTTAAAATATTGGACTCTTTTATTTTAAACGTACAGGCATCCGAATTTGAAAAATCCACTATAGAAAAGATGTGTGCCGATGGCGAAGATTTATTAAACCACAGGCATAATGCTTCTAAAAGGAAGCTGAATGATTTGTATTTAACCGATTTTGAAGATTAAGCATATCATAATTAAATACCAATAAGATTATGGAAATAAAAGCGAGTGAAAAATTCAACAGATTAATAGCGGAATTTATGGGTTATAAAACCCTTAATATTCCAGCAGATACAATATATCAACCTAACGAAAGTAGTCTGTATAGTTTTGCTTTTGATAACACGGTATATGAAAAAGATGCCTTCGATTACCATTTAACATTGCACTACCACACCTCATGGGATTGGTTAATGCCAGTAGTTGAACGAATTGAAAAGGAGAGCCATGTGTACTTTGATATTTATCGAGAGGCTACTCGGGTAAGGTATCAACCACAGGAAACTACCTTATGGAAAGCCATGTGTCCCGATGAAAATTGTAAAATAAACCACGTTTACAATGCCGTTATCCAATTCATCGAATGGTACAACACTACCCACCCCTTAACCCCATAATATAAAAAGGATTATGAGCGAAGAATTAAAAGTAAAATTCGAGCAAATATTAAACGAGCCTGAATTTTTTACCCTTAACGGCCTGTTAAAATCAGACACTATGCTTGCTATGGAATTAGCGTATAGGTTAGATAGGGACGAGCCGAAAAAACAAAATAAATAGATATGCAAGGCTTACCGACATCTGAAAAACAACGCAAATATTTAACCGACATTCAA